AACGCCGGGAACAGGTACGAGCTGAACTCGGACTTGCCCATACGTGGCGCGATGTTGATGATGACCCGGCGCTTGCGGCCCTCGATCACGTCCTTGAAGATGCGCGCCAGCTTCCTGTGGTGGGGCCCGACCTTGAAGCCTGGGTACACGGACTTGGCAAACTCGATCATGTCGCCGCGAGCGGCGTTGCGCTTTTGGTGATCGGCGGCTTTGTCCAGCAACTCCAACGCCTCAAGCTTCTCCTGTGTGGAGAGCTTGCTCATATTCATGAGCAGCGCCTTGGCTTGCTCAGGCGTCAGCGGTGGGTTGGTCGTCATCGGCCTGCGGCACTGTAGTTATATCTTCAATATCGGCTGGGGCTACGTCTGTGATGTTCATGAACACCGCCAGCTTCTCCTTGAGCTTCTTGTCGATTTCTTCTTCCGTGAGGTCGGTCTTCTTGACCTCGATCTTGTCGGTGAACAGCCCAACTTCTGTGACCTTGCCCAGCAGCCCCAGCGCCTTGAGCCGGATGTTTGAGTTGGGGTTTTCACATTCTTCCAAGAGCTTGGCCACGGCGTAGCCGCGCAACTGCTTGGCTTGGTTCACAAACTCCCAGTCGTAGGCGGTCAGCATGCCGACGAGGTGGCGCACGGCTGCGGGGGTTTCAATCTGGGCAAGCTTGTGGTGGGCGCCGTCTTCCTGGGTGACAACTGCGTTGAACGCGACCCGGGCGGCTTTTTGCTCCAGCTCCGATATGACGGCGTCTGTGTCGGGGGAGCCCAGAGATGCGAGGAAATCTGCGGTTGAGACCTGTGCGTCGATGATCTGCGCCGTGGTGTGTTTCTCAACGGCGCGGCCCGCAGCGTCGTTTGGGACGATGTCCGGCTCAAAATCCAACAGGTGATCAAGCATATGCGGGTTTTAGGCGTGAGCCCTTGCTTACCGATGCTGCATACTATACACTGCGTTTGGCAGTTGCCGCAAGGCATTTGCTTTCTCCTTGGGTGTTAAACCCCATTGCACCCCGCTGGTTCGCCAGCGGGGTCTTTTTTTGCCTGTATTTGTCTAACACTAGACAAAGATGTGCTGAAATTTTTATAAAAATTATGTGGGGGTAGGTGGTAAGTGTTACAGAAATGTGGAGTGCGGTTGCAAAACAGTGTTCCTGTCATGTCGCTATGCCACGGTCAAACAGGCTGGGTGGGGGTACGGTGGGGTTCGCCTGTAACCGCCCCCGCCAGAGGGAGAGAAACACCCCCATTGGTAAAATAGAGTTATCGGTTTGGGAACGAGCCGATCTGTCGCCCTGCCAGTGTGCAGGGCTTTTTTATTGGAGCAACTTCCATGCGTAAATTCACTGCAACCCTCCAGAAAGCCCTCGACGACTATTCCGCGTTTCTTGACGCTGGCGCGTCTTATGCCGAGTCCATGCGCAATGCAGCCAAAGCCCTTGGTGAGACACCATGTCCCACGTTCATTGAGAGTCTGGCGCAGATTCACGCGGCCAAGTACAAGTGCAACTACACATGGAACAAGTCAGGCGCAGCCGTGTTCCACACCGGCGAGGAGTCAACCCGTGAGACGCGCCAGCAGGCAGCCACGAAGTCATGGCAGCGTAACGTGGCGCCGTGGTTCACGCCCGAGAAGCCCAAGGCGCCCAAGGCCAATGCTCGCGTCAGCCGTGAGGCACTCAATGCTGCCAAGGCGCTGATCAAGCTGTGCGGCTCGGTCGCTGCTGCCAAAGCAGCTCTGGCAGCGGTTTGATTGTTTTTCCCACGCGGCCAGTCGGGGAGGGCTGGCCGCTGTTCCATTTCCTGTCAATCCGTGAGACACCATGTCTCACACAACCCAAGGAGCTTTCATCATGCACACAATCCGCACCCACTTCGGCGGCCTCGACGTAGGCGATTCGTTTGTCCACCAGCACTACGTCTTCAAGAAGATCAGCGCTTTCGTGGCGGTCAATATGCACACCATGCAAACCAAGAAGTTCAAACTCGACCAACTGATTGAAGTCACCCCAGAGTAAGGAGTCCATCATGTCCTCATTCAAAACCTACCACCTCAAGCAACTCATGAAGCTGCGCGACGAGATCAAGCAGACCCTACCCAAGCACGAGCAGCGCCGACTCGAAGCCGAACGCCAAGCCCGCACCGACTGGCAAGTCTGGCGCGAAGCCATGAAAGAAGCCGGCGTCCAGCAGCGCCTTTGGCGGTGAGACAGCGTGTCTCACCAATGAAACCAAAAAAATACTGTCGAAAACTTTAACAGGCACTTTTCACATGAGCGCCAGCCGCCAACCCGCATGGTTGCTGGCTCGGCGCGTTTTTGCACCTACCTATCCATCTATTTAAAAACTATTTAGTAAGTAAAGAAGTTTTATTATGGACACACAGCACGTCATTCATCAGTGCTGCAAAAACTTCTTAAAAAATCTCTTTGGTTAAAGCATTTTCCAAAATACATGGATGGTTGCGTGCCACGCAAGCAAAAGCTAGCATTCATGCGGGTTTGCGGCTGGCACAGACGATCGAACCTTGTGTTAAAGTAAACGACGGATTCAAAAACCCGTCCAAAAAGTGACAAAAAACAGGAGTTAAGTTATGGAAAACGCCCTCAAAGCGCGGTGGTTGAAGATGAGCGCGGCCCGTTTGCGTAGCCATCTGGCGGTCAAGCTGAAGTACCCGCCGGAGATCGTTGACAGCATCATGCAGCAGGTCTACCAGCAGCGCGAAGCGCAGCGCAAGGTCTCGATCCGCAAGACCGTGAGCTTTGGTGCGTGGAAAGACCTGCTTACCCCAGCGCGCACCGAGCTGGCCACAGTGCGCGTAATCAAAGCGCAGTTAAAGAAAGCCCCGGACGACAACGCGAGGTGGAATGCTCTGTGTCAATACGAGAACTGCATCGCAGCACTCATCGACAAGTTAAAGAAAGTGCAGTACGCCGGGGAGCACACACCCACGCAGTTCGTCGAGTTCCTGGGCAAGGCGTTGGGCCGGCACATCCCCAACAACGGCACGTTCTGGGTGGACTTCGTCCCCGTCAAGCAGCGCCAGCAGATCGCACTGTTATTCGACAGCCTCCCACCACCCGCACGAGGCAAGAAGAAAACCCCGTTCGAACGCCGCATACCCCGCGCCGTGCACAACACCCAGCGCAAAGCCTTGGTTGCCCAACTGGAGAACGCACAGCAAGCCGTCGAGGTCGAGCGCAGCTTGGTGACGAACAGCTTCGACATTGACCGCGTCGACGCACAACTGTTAGACATCCACGCAGCCAAGCACCGCCTTGAGAAAACGCCCAAGCACGCCCCGTTGCCAGCCAAGTGGCAGACGCTGCTGGGGTGAGACACCCTGTCTCACCAACGAAACATGGCCAAGCCGCACAGCCATACCCAATGTGCGGCACTTGTAAAAAGGAGAAAGCAAATGAGAAATGTGACAGTGATACGCACGTTCAGGGTCGCCCTGACTGCAGACCAATGGTCGTTGTATGACATAGACGGGCGCGACGCAGCAGCACGCGCACTGAACCAATGGGCCGAGGACGCGCTCAATACCTGTACTACCAAGGGCGAAGCCGCGCAGGTTATCGCTACTGCCCAGGACAGGTACAGCAGCTTCGGCGCAGCAGACAGCGAAGGGTATGACGTAATGGATGCGCTGCTGGCCGTGGCCTTCCCGAAAGGAGAACGCAAATGACACCAGAAGACTACGAGACGCTCACGCAGGCGCTCATCACCGCATGGGCCAAGGCAGACAGAGCCAAGGCTATCGTGCACAGCGAAGGCGTTGCCGCTCACGAGGCGGGCAATACCACAGCGCAGCACAAGCTGGAGGTTGTGCACCACCAGATCGACAAGGCCGCAGCCACATTGGCAGACGCAGTGCACCTGCTCAACAACTATTGGAGAGGATGAAGATGAAACAACCAGACAACATCAACGACGCGCTGCGTCACCTGCACAACCTCACGTTGTGCATCGCCGAGGACTTGGAGCGGTACATCAACGACGAGGATATGCAGTACGACGCCGAGTACTTCGAAGACGTAAAAGCAGCAGCACTGGACGCCCACCTGCTGGTCACATGGATCAAGGACAACATCAAGGAGCAATGACATGACAGTACTCACAGGCAACCAGATCGAAGGGGCGCGGCTGCTTACGCTGCGCTCGATGCTCATGCTGGAGATGAAAGGGATGCACAGACGAGGGCGTAGTGCATACGCCCTGCTCAAAGACATGGGGTTCAAAGGTACGAGAGAGAAAGTTCTCTCTGAGCTCGACGACATACGCGCCCAGTTGCTGGGCATCAACCAAGAAGGAGAAAGCAAATGAGAATGAACAGCGACAACGACCACGCCCACTTCTTCGCAGCAAGCGCAGCAACGTGGGGCGTGACCACACCAGGGCGCACACTCAAGGAGCTGCTCACACTGATGGAGAAGGAGGGGTACGCATTCAACCTGTTCTTCGTGCCGGTGCCGTACAACACCAACTACGAGATCAAGATGTACCAGCCGCAGGTAGACGGGGCGACCTACCTCGGGTTCTTTGTGCCAGCCAAGAAAGGAGAAAGCAAATGAAAGCAAATGACATGAGCGAGAGCGAGCTGATCAGGGCAGCGCACAACATGGGGTACTACGGCGGCGGCTTCGCCGCGCGCATTGCCGATGCTTACTTCGTGGCCGACAGTGAGAACAAACAACGCCTACTCACGGCGTTCGGACACCTGTTCGAGAAGTACGCACCGGGGCAGGGGTGGGGCCATGAGTGAGAGCCAACTGCGCCAACGCCTGCTCGATGCAGGCTGCACATGGGACGAGGCCGAGGACAAGCTGGCCGACATAGCGTCGGATGAGTACGACGACGAGCAAGACCGCAAAGCGGAGCAACACTTTAAGGAGAAAGCAAATGAAGATCAAGACAAGTGAACTGACAGGCGCAGCCCTGGATTGGGCGGTGGCGAAGTGTGAGGGCGTTGATGATTACATTTTGTACGAATCGTTTATGACCCGATGGGGTGATGATGAAGGGGACACCTACCAGTATTCAACTGACTGGGCGCAAGGTGGCCCAATCATTGAGCGGGAGGGTATCAGCCTGACGAGCTACCTTGACGAAGAAGATCCCTACTGGATTGGCTCAGTTGAATGCCAGTACAAAAACTTCAACGCAATAGCCTACTACGAAGAGTACGGCCACACGTCACTCATCGCAGCCATGCGCTGCCGTGTCGCGTCCAAGCTGGGCGACACCATCGACATCCCCGACGAGTTGCTTATCAATCCGTGAGACACCATGTCTCACAGCGCATAGCCGGGCAGCGCCAATGCCCGGCACTAGAAACTAGGAGAAGCAAATGAAATGGTATGACAATACATTCCTCAAGGCAGTTTGGATCGTGTGCTATCACCGTTCGTGGTTCCATCGGGAGGTCGGCAAGTACCGCCTGCACCCATCAGTGCAGCGCCTGCTTGTCGATGACCATCGACCCCGCGACTGGCATCAACTGCTGCTTGAGTGGCCCCATGTGGCGCAGACTGATACGACACGCCTTGCATACACCCGTGACGAGCGCAGCGGTGAGGCCAACAGGCAGGTGATGACCACGGTGGGCAAGTACTTGACGCGTCACTTCGACCTGCCTGACCACATCATCCGTGATGCGGTTGCCCTCTACGCTGGCGGCACTGACACATACAAAATAATCAACACCACGCAGGACATGGTGCATGCAGTCAACAACGGCCCGCACTCATGCATGTGCTGGACAGCACGCGACTTCATACGCTGCTCCGACGGCGAGCACCGGCATCCCTACGCCGCGTATGACCCCGAGTATGGCTGGCACATGGCTGTGCGCATCGCACCCAACGGCGACATCGTTGGTAGGGCATTATTAAATGTGCATGAAAATCAACCCTACTGGGTCAGATCGTTCGGCAAGCAAGATGGCAGCAGCTACTCGTACACTGACCAGCAGCTTGAGGCGTGGCTCAAGGCGCAGGGGTATGTCAAGCACGACTCCTGGCATGACGGGGCGCAGCTTGCGCACATCCCCATCCGCAACGGCTTCCTCGCACCGTACCTCGACGGTGACACGCGTTATGCGACGCTCAACCACAAGGACGAGCTGTACATCACTGAGGACGGCGACTACGAGATGCGCAACACCGACGGCACACCTGATCATCAAGGCAGGTTCACCTGCCCGGACTGCGGCGAGCGATGCGACGAGGACGCCATGCGCAGCGTTGGCTACCACGGCGACTATGTTGTGTGCGAGAGCTGTGTCGACAGCGACTACACATACGTCACAGGCCGCAGGGGTGAGGATTACTATGTGCCCAACGGTGACGCGGTTGAGGCCGATGGTAACTGGTACGACAGCGACTACCTCGATGACAACGACATCGTTGAGCTGGCCAACGGCGACTACGCGCACACTAACAACGCTGTGCGGTGTGACGATGACGATGAGTGGTACCACATCGACGACTCGGACATCATCCACGTCGAGTACGACGACAAATACCACCACATCAACAACTGCGTCGAGACTGTGGACGAGGGCTGGGTGCACTGCGACGATGCGTGGCAGTGTTACGCGTCTGACAAATACTACTCAGACAACACCGACTACGTGCTTGTAGACGGCGAGAAGTACCACCCTGACCACACCCCTGCTCAAGACGAGCTGTTCAACACTGAGGAGTAATTCCCATGCGCAAACAATCCATGCTCTACAAGACCCTGTGCCGTGCGCTGTCACTCAAGCGCCCACATCATGGCGAGGGCGCAGCCCTGTTCACCGGCTGGCTGTGTGATCACATCCCGCAGCATTTAGATATAACAATAGATCAAGTCGGTAACGTGCACATTGACGCACGCCTTGGCACACACAACCGCACACTCTTCGTTGCACACGTTGACACTGTGCACCGTGCCGATGGGCCCAACAAGTTCATCAAGGCGCACGGTACGTGGTACGCCAAGGGCGCACCCCTGGGCGCTGACGATGGCGCTGGCTGTGCCATGCTCATGCACCTGCTGCACAGCAGCGTGCCTGGGTACTACATCTTTACCCAGGGAGAGGAGTGTGGCGGCATCGGCGCCAAGCACTTGGCCAAGGATCACGCAGACCTGCTCAAGCAGTTCGACCGTGCCATCGCGTTCGACCGTCGGGGTATCGACAGTGTCATCACCCACCAGGGCTATGGCCGCTGCTGCTCCGATGCGTTTGCCGATGCGCTTGCTGACGCGCTCAACGTGGACGACCGGCTCATGTACCTGCCCGACGACACAGGTGTGTACACCGACACTGCCGAGTTCACTGACATCATCCCTGAGTGCACCAACATCAGCGTAGGCTATGACCACGAGCACTCCGATAGGGAGTCGCTCGACATCTACCACTTCATGGCGCTGGCTGATCGCGTGGTGCAGATCGCATGGGACAAGCTGCCCACCTCCCGTGACCCGCTGGCTGTGGAGGCGGAGATCAAACGGGGCGGTTGGTGGGAGGACTACTACACGGACACGCCTGACCCTCGGACGACCAGTGTCATGTCTCTTGTGCGTGGGGAATATCTCGATGAGTGGACCGAGGAGGACGACGTTGAGGAGGCGATCCAAGACGCGCTGGCTGGCTACCCTGGCTACCTTGCCGAGCTGATCTGCGAGTCCGTGTACCCCGAGGAGCCCGAGCTTGCGCGGCGCTACGTCAGCAACAGAAAGCTGCGCGACGCCGAGGTGCTCAGAGATCACCTGAACATCTTGCGCACCTACGGTGCAGGCTCCGTGCTTGCGAGTCTGTTTGACGCTGCCTACGCAGAAGTGTAATAATGTCCAACGCTTGACAACCTTCGGGTTGTCAGGCACCATTCACAAAAAGGAGAGAGCAAATGAATGTACGAATCCTGCGCCATGTGCGCAAGCTGTGGAACGTGGACTATATGCCGCGTGAGATCAACCGTGCCAACCAGCGTAAGTGGGTGCGCTCTGTGCGCGTGCTCGGGGACCGCTGGCTTCTGGCCAAACAAATAGAGCGTAAAGGAGAAAGCCATGCCTGACCTTCAAACAGCGTTGAGCAAAGTACTCGACGAGTGGGCCAAAGATGACCAGCCCGCAGCCCAATCACAACCGCAACCCCAGGAGAAACCAACCATGACTGCAAACGCCTTCACCATTACCAACAACGTATCCCGCGCCACCTTCGACTTCGTGCGCGACAACCCAGGACTGCACCACAACGAGGTCAAGCACAGGCTCATCGACAAGGGGTACAAAGACAGCTCGGTGACTGCCCTCATCAGCCAGCTTCGCCGCGCAGGTCAGATCGCACGGCTGGCAGACGGCACGTACCACGCAACGGCCAAAGAGTATGCGCCGATCAAGCAGGCGCACAAGCAGGCGAAGACCAAAAAGCCCGTGGCCAAAAAGCCCGTGGCCAAGAAGCCCGCCACGCCTGAGCCCAAGAGCGAAGGCATTGCCGCGCTGCAGCCCGTTGCTACCCCAGCACCTGCGCCTGCCCCTATGGTCATCTCCAACGATGTCGAGTACATTCTCTCGACGCTGCCCATCAAGCAGGCCCGCTCGCTCTACGACGAGCTGCACAAAATCTTTGGGGTGAAGGTATGAATATTGGTGACATCGTACAAGTCAACCCTGACAAAGAGATGTTCGGTGCCTGCATGGTTGTAGTCACTGAGGTCAAGTCTTGGGGCATCCAAGGCTACGTTCAAAATGCTGGCGTAGCTGGTCAAGCTTACATCCGTCTGAAGACAGAAGACTTTGAACACACTGGCGGCACTGCTGTGTGGATTGCTGGGGGTGGAGAATGACACTCATTAAAGCGGCGCAGAAGGCGCTGGAGGCTCTGGAAGCACACGCAGACATTGGCATCAGGTCCGACAAAGCCATCACCGCCCTCCGCACCGCCATAGAGCAAGCTGAGAAGCAGGAGCCGGTGGCGCACTCTGTTGTGGCTGGTGCCTTGTTCGATTTCATGGGTTGGCTGACTTCACGCGATAAGCGCCTGACGCTTTCCAGCACTGACGAGGCAACCCCTGCGGTTGAAGCCATCACAGAGTTCGCCAAGATGCGCGGCCTGCGCCTTGAGGATGCACGGGTCGAACACTGGCAAGCGATCCTCACCACCCCACCCGCACAGCCAGCACCTGTGCAGGTATCCCCAACCGATTTCGTTGACATGGTGCTGGACAAAGAGGACGCAATTGGCAAGCCACTATTCTGGGCAGAGTGGCCCAACAGGGAGAAGAACAATGCCGCTTAAACAACACCCCACAGACCCTGACAAGTTGGTCTATGCCCCCCGCCAGTATGACTTACCTACCAAGCGGGAGTGGGTTGGGCTGACGGATACGCAAATTGAACAGGTTTACTTTGAAGTGGTAAAGAAACACCGAGGCGCACCAATGCCTTGGGGGCAAGTGCAGTTTGGCAAAGCATTGGAAGCCAAACTCAAGGAGATGAACACATGACTGAACTGATTGGGAAAGACGACACCATCAAGAACTATGTGCCGATTGGCAGCCTTGAGTTGAAGTTGGCTGTGGCACGGTTGGAGGGTTACACCATTCGGGTTGAGGAAACAAGGTATCACCACGTTGTTGATGGGGCAGTTGTTACGTCGGTGGACGAGAGCAAGCCGACATACTATTTCTTCAACGACCGACCACTACCTGCGCTTGATCCGTACCGCATTGCGATGGCGTTCTATTTGAGGGAGAAGAATCATGGGTAAAGAAACAGGCGGGCCAGCGTTTCCAACGCCAGCGCACAATTTGCAAAATGACGGCATGACGCTCAGGGACTACTTCGCGGCCAATGCGATGCAGGGGTTGATCAGTTGCCCCGATTGGCGTGATGGTGCAGGAGAGGATGTTGGTATGGACGCTTCAGATTACACGGCATCAGTCGCGTACATGATGGCTGACGCCATGCTCAAGGCGAGGGGGCAGGAATGAAACGCGATCTGTACGACTTCATCACACCACCAGATACACCCAAGGAAGCACACACAACCATGTACTACTTCCCGCATCAACAAAAGAGTGGCGTGGGCCTTTACCCACGATCCCCTGCGTTCAACAACCTGCCTTGCATGGCAGCACACTACGACTTGGGTGGCAACCTGCTGTTTACACGGTTCATCTTTAAAGATGGCACATGGAGGGATGAGAAATGAAAGAAGACATCATCAAGATGGCGCGGCGGGCTGGGGCGCACGACAACGGATTTGAGGTTCGCTTCTTAGAACCACGATACCTTGAACGCTTCGCCGCCCTTGTCGCTGCACGTTGCGCTGACATTGCATACGAAGCCGAGCCGTTCCATTCTGCCGACCTGATCCGCGAAGCATTTGGGGTGGAGAAATGAAATTCAGAAAGAAACCCGTGGTCATCGAGGCCACGCAGTGGTTCAAGATGGGCGACCACCCTGCCGTCTGGATGGGACAACTCAGTGATCGTCCAAGGGTCGATACCCTTGAGGGGCCGATGTTTGTAACCCCCGGCGACTGGATCATCACCGGAGTCAAAGGCGAACACTACCCCTGCAAGCCGGACATTTTTGAAGCCACGTATGAAAGAGTGGAGAACAAATGACCCGCAAGTACCCCCCGTACACCGCCGAAGAGTGGTGGTCGCTTGCGCGGGACAACCAGCTTGCACTGGCCCAGCTTTATCACGAACGGCTGCACCCTGAACACCCCAGAGTATGGGAGTGCTTGTTTTTGTGGGCAACGCCCGACCTATGGAGAGACCCAGAATGATGGACCCAAACAAACTGCAATACTTCACCACTGCTTCATGGCTGCGTGGGTACGCCGATGGGTTGGATGAGCACCAACACAAGACGCTCATCCATAAGCTCAACCAAGCAGCTTCCTTGCTGGAGCATGTGTGGGGACGTTATGTCGAGGAGCAAGAAGATATTAAGACAGGAGGTACCGACTGATGATCGACTTCATATCAACACATGCCGACGCACACCCACAGACCGTGGCCAGTGCAAGGCTTCTCGCCGCTGTCATAGCGCAAGCTATCGACGATGCGTCCAACAGGCGCAGCACGGACTCCGAAGCGCGAGAAGCCGTCGCATGGCTGTTCGACAAGGACACGACGTTTCCCACCTACGCCGGGCTCATTGGCGCTGATGCACAGGCAACACGCGAGGCACTGCTGGCCCCACACAGGCCGACAGATGTCAGCCCCAAACAAAACAGTTTCGACGAGAGCAAGCGCAGGCGTCTGAGGCAGCACCACGTTGCATGGACACAGCGCAAAGAACTAGAGGAAAAGGTACTAAATGAAATGCCCACTGTGCGGAGCCCCAAGTGATGTCGAACAAACCAAATCGGTTGACGGTGTCCCCATCAGACGCCGCATCTGTTTCAACGAGCACAGCTTCAACACCAAAGAAGTTGCGATCACAGAGCCAAAACCCAAACGTAAACTTCGCAAGGGCGTGGCCGTTCACGAGAGTGGACGGTAAACTACTTGAGCGAACGCACAAGGCATACAAAAAACAAGCACTACTCGACGCAGAACCCGCACCTTTCTAGGAGCTATACATGGCCGCCACGCCCGAGGTAAAAGTCAAGAAGCAAATCCGTAAGCTGCTCGATGCAGCAGGCGCTTACTACGCCATGCCAATCGGTACAGGTTACGGCAACTCAGGCGTGCCCGACTTCGTCATCTGCCACAAAGGCCGCTTCATTGCGGTCGAGGCCAAGGCAGGTAGCAACAAACCCACCGCACTGCAAGAGCTGCATCTGGCGCGCATCCGCGCCGCTGGCGGCATCGCCCTTGTGATCAACGAGACCAACATGGACACACTACAGAAAGAACTGCAATGAACACCATCATGACCGGAGAGCAGCAAGAGCA